GATGAGCCACATGAGTGATCTGGACATTGAGCTCAAGAACCAGCGCAGCCGTCGCGGTCGTACCGCTCGACAGCGCGGGAATGCCTTTGAGCGTGAGATTGCCAAGCGGCTGAACGGGCAGCGCGTGGGTCAGTTCGGCGGGAAAACTGACGTGGCTGCAGACTGGATCGCGATCCAATGCAAGGTCGGCGGTGCCTATTCCGAGCGGTACGATGGCTGGCTCCGGAGCATCCAAACCAAGGGCGACCAGATCGCTGCGCTCGTGGTCGGGGATTCTCCGGGGGCTGGCACGCGCCGCCGCACAATGATCGTGCTCGACCTAGAGCACTTCATTGACTGGTTCGGTAAACAAGATGAGGAGAAGGAATGAGAATCGTACTTGTACTGGCGCTGGTATTCGCGCCGCTAACGAATCCGCAGCCCGCATCAGCCCCGCCACCGCCCGTTCCGATCGTGCTGGCTGATCAACCGCCTGTACCCCCAGCGCCGAAGAAGGTCAAACTCAGCGGGGTTGCTTCTTGGTACAACGCCACTAAAAACAACGCTTGGTATACCCGTCAGACTAAGTGGTTCAGGGGGACACTTGACTACGCCGCCGCTGGTCAAGAGCTTCGCAGGATGATTGAGGATATCAACCCAGGGCACCGATACTGGCGCACGAGCCCAGTGCTCGCCAAGATTACGAACGCCAAGACTGGGATCTCCGTGACCGTCTACATCACAGACACCTGCGGCTGCTACTCAGGTACTTTAAGTGATCGATCGGACGACAAGATCATTGACCTATCACCGCAAGTGTTTCAGGCGCTGGGCGTACCGCTTGGTCGGGGGATTCAGAAGGTCACTGTGGAGCTACTACCGTGAAAGTCCTGCGCTCGACCGTGATCCACAAGAGGATGCTGGAAGCGTTTCCGGACAGCACGGTCGTGGTTGCATCCGAGAAGGTCGCACAGCGGCTGATCGCTGAGGGGATCAAGGTCACGGGCAGGACGATCAGGAGTTACACGCAGCAGGAGCGTCGACCAACTGAGGCGTTCTGTCTGGCATTCAGCGCAGCCTTTGGTCCATTTGAGAACGACGAATGGATTGACCGCAAGGATCTACCGCGAGCGAATCAGCCTGACCGCGTATCGACTATCTCGCCGACCGAGATGGAATCGAGACGGCTGCAGTTGCTGATCAACCGATTCTGTGGGTGGTGCGCTGGCGGTGATGATGCGGATGGGAAACAAGGGCGCTGTCCGGACGCGACCTGCATCCTGCGACCAGCGTCGCCCCTATCGCTGGCATCGAATGCCAAACAGAATCCTGTGGCATCGGCTGAACGATGGGACTGATGCGCTATCCTGCGGCGATGCTGTGCCTTCGGGTGCAGCACCTCCCCGCTGGTGCATCCTCCCGCCAGCGGGGAGATTAGCCATGCGGCGAGATGTTGAGAAGTATTGCAACGCCGCGCTCCCGATCCTTCGGCTACCGCAATGGAGCGTCCGGATTTCAGCCGACATCCCTGCGGATGATTCGTGGGCTGACATTGAGGTCAGTACCAACCTCTGGCAAGCAACGATCAGGATCTCGGATGACTTCTTCCGTCAGGAGCCTGAGCTACAGCGCAGGATTATCGCGCACGAGTTGCTGCACATCCACAATGCCCCGCTGGAGCGGCTGATCGAATCGCTGGAAGGGGTACTGGGGAGTCAAGCGTACGAGATGCTCGATCACCTCTGGGATGCTGAGGGCGAGCGCATCGCTGAGGCACTCTCGTTCCTGATCGCTGATCGGCTACCGCTACCGAGCTTCAGGCGCCGTGCCAAGTAGATTCGCGCGCCCCTGCCTTGGCTGCAATCTCCTGCAGCGCAATGGCAACTATTGCCTTGACTGCGCGCGTAAGGCAGCGGTGGTAAGGCAGCGCAGCCGTGGTGAATCGCCCTATGCAAGTCCGGAATGGCGGCGCTTGAGCCGTGAGGTACGAGCCGAGCGACCGTGGTGCGAAGGCTGCGGTGGGACGACCGACCTGACGGTCGACCACATCACCCCGCTGGTGACGGGTCAGTCCCCAATAGTCCCGAAGGTGGGGCTGAGGGTGCTCTGTCGATCGTGCCACGGGCGTGTGACGCAACACAAGGGGAGGGTGGGTCAGAATCTGGGCTAGGATACCCCTAGGATATCCAGCGACAAGACCCACGCGTGAGCGGTGAGGTTTCTGGATTTCTGGCGGTAACAAAACTTGGCAGCAGGAGGGATTATGGACGTTCGATCTCGAATCGTTGGACACGGTGAGGAATCTCCGGACCAGTTACTTGCGAACCCGCTGAACTGGCGCATCCATCCGAAGCACCAGCAGGATGCGATGCAGGGTGTGCTGGAAGAAGTCGGCTGGGTGCAATCTGTGATCGTCAATCGAACGACTGGCAATCTGGTCGATGGGCACATGCGCGTTGCGCTCGCGCTGCGTCAAGAGCTCGCATCAATCCCAGTCGTGTACGTCGATCTCAGTCCTGAGGAGGAGGAGATCGTGCTGGCTACGCTTGATCCTCTCGGAGCAGCGGCGGCGACCGATAAGGTCAAGCTCGCGGAACTTCTCGCCGACGTTTCGGTGACCTCTCAGCACCTTGAGCGCTTCCTCTCCGGACTCGGGGACGATGGCTCAGGAATGACCCACGCAGAGCGGCTCGCTGAATGGGCTGGGATGCCTGAATACGAACAGCAGAATCTCACACCGCACAAGACCATTTTCGTTCACTTCAAGAACGATGAGGACGTGGCTGCGTTTGCCAAGTTGATCGGTCAGGTATTCACGCCGCGCACGAAATCAATCTGGTTCCCTGTTGCAGACGAGCCAGCCGATTTGTCCACAATGCGGTACACCGCTGATGAATCCTAGGCATCCGATCTACATCGTCAGCAAAGGGCGCTGGGATTCACGGCTGACATCAAAGGCGCTACATCGACTAGGTGTTCCGCATTTCGTGGTGGTTGAGGAACAGGAAGCGGATTCGTATCGAGCGGCGCTCGACAGCAGCGCCACCGTGCTGATTCTTGACAAGCAGTATCAGCGCGACTACGAAACCTGCGACGATCTCGGAGATACCAAGAGCAAGGGTCCGGGGGCGGCGCGCAACTTCGCGTGGGAACATTCGATCAAGCAGGGAGCTTCGTGGCATTGGGTGATGGACGACAACATCAAAACGTTCTACCGACTCAACAAGAACCTCAAAACGCACGTGACAGATGGGGCAATATTCCGAGCGATGGAGGACTTCGTTGAGCGGTACGAGAATGTCGGGATGGCTGGTCCGGATTACTCAATGTTCGTCTACCGCAAGAAAAAGGAACCGCCATTTATTATGAACACGCGAATCTATTCCTGCAATCTCATCAGGAACGACCTCTCGTATCGCTGGCGTGGTCGATACAATGAGGACACCGATCTGTCGCTGCGAATGCTGAAGGATGGCTGGTGCACAATCCAGTTCGTTGCCTTCCTACAGGAGAAAGTTGCAACGCAGTCAATGGGCGGTGGCAACACCGCTGAGTTCTACGCTGCGGAGGGCACGCTGCCGAAGTCCAAGATGCAGGTCGCGCTGCATCCGGACGTGTCCAAACTAGTTTGGAAGTTCGGGCGCTGGCATCATCAGGTCGACTACGGCGTATTCAAACGGAACAAACTAATCCGCAAGGCTGGCGTTCAGGCGAGCGGCGTGAACAACTACGGAATGCGATTCCAGAAACGGGAGGGAGACAAATGGGTGGACAAATAAAGCGCGCGCCGCTGCTGCGTCAGAATCGCGAACTGCGGGAAATCGGTGTCTGGAACTGGACGATTCCTGCGCTCGGCGCTCGGCTCGATGACGGGCGAACAATCCTCACCTGCCCACAGGCTGGAGCTTGCGCGTCGTTGTGCTATGCACGAAACGGCACGTTCCTGTTCCGGAATGTCAAGGCTGCACACGCTCGCAATCTCAAGCGGGTGCTGGATGATCTCGCGAACTGGAAGGACGAGATGATCGCTGAGGCAACCAAGCGTGCTCGCGGTGGGTATGTCCGCATCCACGATTCAGGCGACTTCTTCTCGGATGAATACCTGCAGACGTGGCTAGACATTGCAGCGGCAGTACCAACCACAACCTTCTACGCCTACACGAAGGAGGTCAGCCGATTCAAGAGGATGGTGGAGGGCAAGGCTCCCAGCAACTTCAAATGGCTGTACTCAATGGGCGGCAAGGAGGATCACCTGATCGATGTTGATCGTGATCGGCACGCTGAGGTGTTCCCGTCTGCAGAGTCACTAGAGGCAGCGGGCTACTTCAATCAAGAGGAATCCGATGTCTTGGCAATCGAAGCGCCAACGAATAGAATCGGGATCGTAGCCAATAACATTTCCCATTTCCGGAAACGTCAGGGGGCAGCAACATTTGGAGGGCTGCAGAAAGGTAGAGGCTGATGGGCGTTCGTGGACCAGCGCCGAAACCAACACGCCTGAAGGTGCTGTCAGGGGAAACGCGCCCGAGCGTGATCAACTACGCCGAGCCGATTCCTGCTGCTGGCAATCTCACCGCCCCTGCGGATATGCGTGACGATGCGCGCGCAGTCTGGAATCGGGTACTGGATGCGCTCGGAGCTACTGGGGTGCTGACATCAGCGGACAAGGATTTACTGCGCTTGTATGCAGAGGCGATGGCGCGCTACCTTGAGGCTGAGGCGATGCTCGCCAAGACTGGTCCGCTGCTCAAGGGTCGAGATGGTACCTTCGTCAAGAATCCGCTTCACCAAATCGTTCGCGACAATGCGGAGTCTGTGAAGAAGTACGCACGAGAGTTAGGACTCACACCCGCAGCGCGGGTCGGACTGAGGGGGGATATTGATGGACAAGCAAACTCGGCGACGGCGAAGCTCGACGCAATCATCCGAGCAGCGCGACGCGCCTGAGGGCGAACTAGTCGCGACGTTTATAGAGTCGTTCTGTCGACTCTCAAAGGGCGATCAGGCTGGGCAGTTGATCAAACTGCGACCGTGGCAGCGCGAGATCCTCAACGAGTTGTTTCGTCATCGTCCGGACGGCAAGCGCAAGTACCGCCGTGGGCTGCTACTGATGCCACGCAAGAATGGCAAGTCGTTGCTGGCTGCAGGGATCGCGCTGTACTCATTGTTTCAGGAGATCGGCGCTGAGGTCGCAATCGTCGCTGGCGACCGCGCTCAGGCTCGGATTATTTTTCGCGAGTGCTCGCGGATGGTTGAGCTTGACCCAATCCTGAGTCGCAAGTTGCACGTGCTGCGCGATGTAATCGAATATCCAGAAACAGGCTCCGTGCTGCGCGTGCTGTCGTCGGATGCCTCACGAGCCGAAGGGTTCAACTTCTCGACCGTGTTGTTTGACGAGATTCACGTCCAGCCGAATGATCGCCTTTGGTCGACCGTGAACTTGGGCAGCGGTGCTCGCAGGAATCCTCTCGTGCTGGGAATCAGCACGGCTGGAACCAAAACGGATAGCAGCGGTCAGGATTCGCTGTGCTACAAACTCTGGCAATACGGACAGCGCCTTGAGAGCGGCGAGCAGCAGGACGATGCGTTCTATTTCCGCTGTTTCAGTGCGCCAGAGGATCTCGCGTGGGATTCTCCGGAAGCGGCACGAGCAGCGAACCCAGCCTATGGGGATTTCCTAGACCCTGAGGATTTCGCGGCTGCAGCGCGCTCGATTCCCCGTCATGAGTACGAAACGAAGCGGCTGTGTCGCTGGGTCTATAGCGCCGATCCATTCGTTCCAGCGGGAACGTGGGATGCGTGCGCCAATCCTGAGCTCGCGCTGTCGGTTGATGACGAGATCGTTCTTGGATTCGACGGATCGTTCTCGTCAGACTCCACGGCGATTGTCGGGGTCCGGATCAGCGACAAAGCGGTGTTCGTGCTGGGTCACTGGGAGCGAACGCTGGATGGTGACCTGTCGTGGCGCGTACCCATTGAGGAGGTAGAGGCGCGAATGGTCGAACTGTGCAGCACCTACGCCGTGCGAGAACTAGTCTGTGACCCATTCCGTTGGCAGCGATCAATGGAGGCGTGGGTACAGCAGGGGTTGCCAGTCGTTGAGTTTCCCCAAACACCGTCGCGAATGGTGCCAGCGACGGCTGGGGTGTACGATGCGGTCGTCAATGGGAACCTCAGCCATACTGGTGATCCACGGCTGGCGCGACACGTCGCGAATGCTGCGCCATACTACTCGCGAGCGGGTCTAATGATCCGCAAGGAAACGAAGAACAGCCTCAAGAGGATTGACTTACTTGCGGCAACGATTATGGCGCACAGCCGTGCGTGTACACTGGCAACTGCTCCAGCACCTAAGGCTGCAGCCAAGGTGGAATACATTGAACTATAGGAGATCGAATGGGAATCATTGATCGTATTCTCGGTCGCGAAACTGAGCAGCGCGCAATCGGCGGTGGCTGGGCGCACGATTGGTTCAAGGATGGAACGAACAAGGTTGCTGGAGTGTCGATCAATCAGGACAACGCAACCTCTATTGGTTCGGTCTATGCAGCCATCAAGCTCTACGCCGACACGGTCGCATCGCTGCCTTGGGGAGCCTACGTCCGCGATTCCGGAACGCGACGACCAGTTCAGCGACCGCGCTGGATGGATCAGCCGATGCCAAACAATCCAAACTTCACAGGATTCGACCTGCGACATCGCATCGTCACGAGTCTGTTGCTGGACGGAAACGCTTTCTTGTTCACGATCCGCGACAACGTTGGGAATGTTCTTGAGATCCGCGTACTTGACCCACGCAAGGTAGAGGTCACCCAACTTCCTGACGGCTCGCCAATCTACAAAATCACGACGCGAGAAGGTACCAGCACACACGGTGCCAATGACATCGTGCACATCACCCTGTTCGCCTACGGCGAATCGCTGCGCGGACTCTCGCCTGTTGAGCATCACCGCGTGACGCTCGGTCTGGCATCAGCCACGCAACTTTACGCCGCAAAGTTCTACGAGCAGGGCGCGGCTCCGTCCGGAATCATTCGCGTACCTGGTGAGCTCACACAGGATCAAGCTCAGTCGCTGCGCGCATCGTTCGGGCGCAGCCACGAAGGGATTGATCGAATGCACCGCGTGGCTGTTCTTAGCGGCGGCGCTGATTTCAGTTCCATGAGTGCCAAGATCTCCGACCTTCAGTTGGTCGAGACAATGGCGTGGGGAACGGAAGCGGTCGCACGAATCTACGGTGTGCCTCTGCATCTGTTGCAGTACCCCGGAGGCAACTCGTCCTATGCGTCGCTGGAAGTCGTATCGGCTGAATGGCTGCGGCTCGGACTTGGTCCGATGATCTCGCGCATTGAGGCTGGTCTGCAGAGGCTGATCGTAGGGAATACGACGTTTGTCAAGTTCAACGCCGACGCGCTTCTGCGTCCAATGACGAAGGAGCGGTACGATTCCTATGCTGTTGCGGTAAACAACGGCTGGCTGTCGATCAATGAGATTCGGCAACTAGAGGATCGAGCGCCGATCGGTGATGCTGGGGATATTTATCGTCAGCCATTGAATATTGGGACAGCAGGACAGGAGCCACAACCTTGAGCTACTACATTGTTGATGTGGACGGCACCCTAACTACAACTGGGGATACGCCGAATCAGCCCCTGATTGACTATCTCAACGCAGAGGTAATGGACGGAGATGCACAGATCATCATTGTTTCGGCGCGGCTAGAGGATCGCCTTGAGGAAACTCGCGCGTGGCTGCAAGAGCACGGCGTGGCTGGTGTTGATGCAGTGCACCTCAACGACTTCACAGAGAAGTCCGGACCGAACGTTGGACTCGAGTTCAAGCGTTACAAGTATGGGCTCCTGATCGAGCAGTACGGTCTAGACGAGATTGAGGAAGTCATTGACAACGATGCCGATGTTCGCGCTATGGCTGAGAGCCTAGGTCTCAAGGCTGAATCCCCAGAACAAGCCGTCGCGGATGACGGAGAGGAGCGCGCCGTGTATTCGGTTCCGGAGTACATCCAAGCGGCTGCGCGCAAGGGTCTCGACTGGCACGAGCAGGGTCTGTCTGGTGATGGGCTGCAGCCGCGCACTGTTCGAGAGGCTCGCGAGCTTGCCGAGAATCGAATCACGTCAGACAAACTGATTCGTATGGCTGCGTGGATTCGCCGCCATCGACAGGACTGGGAAGGCGTGCCGCAGAACAGTAATCCGGACGATCAGGATTTCCCCGCTGCTGGAGCCGTTGCTGGATTTCTGTGGGGTGTGGACACGACAAAGCAGGATGGAGCCGATCGCGTACTATCGTGGACTGACAGGCTGATTGCAGCCGAGCAGCCAGAGAGGTTCGATGTGAAGGAAACTGAGATGCGTTCCGTGCCGATGGGCGAGTTCCGACTCGCTGATCAGGACGGACAAAAGGTATTCAGCGGATACGCAGCACTTTATGGTGCGCCGTCGGCGGGTCTACCGTTCACCGAAGTAATCAACAAGGGTGCGTTCAAGAGGACGCTGTCGCGTGTTGCCAAGTCCGAGCGGGTCGTGAAGTTCCTGCACGGTCACGACGAGAGCCGAATGCTGGCATCGACCGCAAGCGGTCGCCTTACGCTGACTGAGGATGAGGTTGGGCTACGCGTTGAGGCGAAGCTTGACCCTGCCGATCCAGACGCAGCCGCAGTAATCAGCAAACTTACACATGAGGCTGCAGCGATGGGGATGTCGTTTGGTTTCACCGTGCCAAAGGGTGGTGACTCGTGGAATAACGAACAGCGCACCCTCAACGAAGTCAATCTGTTTGAGGTATCAATCCTGTCCGGACATCAGCCAGCATACCCAGCTACGCTGGGATTGTCGGCAGTCCGCAAAGTTGCAGAGTCGCGAATCGGCGTGGATGCCGAGCGACTCCTGAATACGCTCGAAACCGTCAAGGCTGGTAAGAGCCTGAACGACGATGAGGTTGAAGTGATTGATGCTGTGCGTTCGGCGCTCGCGCCGAAGCCAGCAGCGATTGATCAGACCATCGCGTCCGCAAGGCTCCTGCTCGCGGAGATGGAAGGCGAGAACCTCTAGGGCACGAAGCTCCGTCCCGCCACCCTGTGTAGGTGCGCCCACGGAATGCACTCCCCCCGAACGGTTGGGAATCAATAACCAAACCAAACAAAGAAAGTAGGTAATAAAATGGCAGACATCAAGAAGTTGGCTGAGAAGCGCGCTGCGCTCCTCACCGAAGCGTCGGCACTCGTTGCTGAAACCGCCGAGAAGGGCGAGTCCCTTGTCGGTGAGGCTCAGGCGCGATTCGATGCGATCACCAATGAGGCTCAGGCAATCGCGTCGGCAATCAAGTCCGAGCGCGATGCCTCTGAGGCTCGCTCGGCTGCTGACGCTGCTCGTGCAGAGTTCGCAACCGCTATGGCTCCTAAGGTTGATGACACCGACGATGCCGCTGAACTGCGCCGACTCGCCCGTGAGGGTGGGGAGCGAAACTTCGAGCACCGCGATGTGACGAAGAGCACGGGTCTGGGAAATCCAGTATCCGTTGCAGCACTCGTCAATGTTGTCGCTGGTCAGGTGAACCCATTCCTCAATCCGGACGTCGTGGACATCATCCGCGCGAGCACGGGTAACAATATCCTCCTCCCACGCGTCACGGCGCTTGGGACGGCGGCTGCTGTTTCAGAGGCAGGGTCGATCGGGGAATCCGACGGCACGTTGTCGAACCTCTCCCTCACCCCTGCGAAGTACGCGACCCTGCTACAGATCACCAACGAGTTGGTGACTGACGCAGCGTTCGACATCACGGGTTTCGTTGCTGAGAAGGCTGGTCAGGAAGTCGCAATCGCGCACGGCGCGGTTGCTGGTCCTGCAGTAGCTGCAGCCGCAACCGTTGGCAAGCAGGGCGCAGCAGTTGCGCCTGTGTACGCCGACCTTGTGGACTTGATCTATTCGGTCAAGCAGCAGTACCGTCGTGCAGTCAAGCGTGGGTTCCTTATGAACGACGCAACGATGGGCGGCGTAATGAAGTTGCTCGATTCCCAGAATCGACCGATCTTCGTTCCGGGCGACCTTACGCGTCCTGACACGATCCTTGGATTCCCTGTCTACAGCGCACCGCTGGCTGACACGGGCGATGAGGCTCTGTCAATTGTGTTCGGGGATCTCGGCGCGATCAAAACTGTTCTCGTCGGTGGCGTGGACATTGCGTCCAGCACGGACTTCGCATTCGCCAATGGGCTGATCACGTACCGCATTCAGGTGCGCGGCGTGACTGGTCTCATTGAGGCGAGCGCAGTCAAGTCCTTCAAGGGCGCGAACGTCTAGTCTGAACTAGAAGTTCGGTAAGTTGTCGGGGGTGGGGCTACGGCTCCACCCCCGCAACTGCAAGGAGAGTCGATGCTTGTCCGGATGCTGCAGCGAGTAGCGGGATCACGAGATGGGACTCCGTGGGCTCCACGCGGCGGGGTGATGGATCTCCCCAAGGATGAAGCTCTGGCATTGATCGCACACGGATATGCTGTGCCGCTCTCGCCAGTAACAGATACAATCCGAGAGGAAACGTCGCTCGACCAGAAACTGGAACGAGCAATCACAACGAAACGAAAGGCGGCACGCAATGTCTGAAATCAGTACTGCACAGATCACCGTCACGGCAACGCCGACGCTGCTCGTTCAGGCAGACACTGACGGCTGCATTGTCATCCTGCATACGCACGCTAACCACGGCATCGAGATCGGCACATCAGCCGTGACCGTTGGCACAGGTTTCGGTCTGCACGTTGACGAAACTTTTGAGTTTCGGCTACCTGCCAACGCATCCCTCTATGGAATCCGGACAGGCGGGCAGGACGAAACGGTGTATGTGATGCGAATCGGAAACCGACAATGAGCTACGCAACACTTGCCGAGTTCAAGTCCAGCATCGGGATCACCGATTCCGCAGACGATGGCGCGCTGCAGTCCGTTCTCGACGCGACCGATCAACTGATCAATAACTATTGTGATACCAAACTTGGGTTCGGCACGACCAGCAGCCAGACGCGCTATTACACCGCGGACAATCTGCTCTATGTTCTTACCGATCCAATCGTCACCGTCACGAGCCTTCAGACAGACGATGATGGTGATGGCACCTACGAAATCACTTGGTCTGCCACCGATTACATTCTGGCTCCGCGCAATGCTGCAACCGATGGTCGTCCATATACCGAGATCGATACAAACATTCAGGACACGCGCCTGTTCCCGACTGGGTATCTCGGCGTGAAGGTCATCGGGACATTTGGTTGGGCTGCAGTCCCATCGGCAGTCAAACAGGCTGCGCTCATTCAGGCTGGTGCGGTGTGGAGTAGCCGGACGGCTCCGTTCGGCGTGATCGGAAGTCAGGATCTCGGAGGGGTCATGCGGATGAGTCGAGCACTGCACCCAGAAGCTCAAGTCCTACTGGAGCCGTATCGACTGCGCGGCGGCATCCAAGCCTAATGGACGATCTCACGATCCATCAGGCGGTAGCAGCGCGGCTCTTGGCTGCGACTCCACCAACGGGCTACACGCTCCGAGCAGCGCACGCCACTCCGCCAGACAATCTCGCCGTGGTTCCTGCAGCCGTCTGCATCCCGTCCGGAGATACGATCTCCTACGGCGCTGGCGGTGCTCGATCAACCGTGCTGTCGATCAGCGTCGTGGTCTATCTCAACGAACAGGCTGATATGGGGCGCAAGTACGCCGATCTCCTCAAGTGGCGCGCTTGGCTGCGCGGGGTATTCGATGGGCAGGTGCAACTGAACACGGCAGGGGTAGCACAAGCCATCGTCGGGTCTACTACAATCGGGACTGATACTTGGGCAGACACGGTGTATCTCACGATCACGGCTGACCTGCAAGTAAGTGTTCTGGAAGGGGTGAATGTAAGTGCCTGATACGCTGCGAACTCTCAAGGTAAAGGTCATCCAGCCACGTGCAGAGGGAAATCCGTACCTCCCAGCATCCGATGATGTTGTAGACTTGGACGCTGCAGTCGCGCTCTCGCTGGCTGCATCCGGACTAGTCGAGATCATCCAACCTAAGTCAAACAAGACTGATAAGGAGAACGAATAACAATGCCAACGCTAGGCGCTAAGTCTTTCACGAAGGTCGTCGTCAAGAGCGAGAGCGGCTACGGCACTCCTGCAACCTTCAACGACGCCAACGGCGAGTTGCTTCACACCGACATCGTCGGCATTGTTGACCCGGGCGTCGTCGTTGACTTGGCTGATGATAAGAGCGTCGGCATCCGCCCACGCCGCGTGGCTGCTTCCGCAACCATCACCGCGAAGTCGCCAGTCGTCACGTTCGGCGAAGCGCCTGCGTCACTCCGCACGCTTCCAATCGTCTTCGACTCACTCGCAACCATCACCCCAACGGGCTCTGGCCCATACACGTGGGCATACGCTCCAAGCCAGACGGACGTCGACACGCTTGAGACGTACTCGCTCTACGTCACGGATGGCGTGCAGAAGTTCGTGATTGACGGGTGCGTGCCGACGGAGATCACCCTGAGCGCCGACCAGTCGGGCCTTCTTCAGATGGGCACCACGTGGGCAGGACGCGCACTTACCACCAGCACTGACACCAGCACCGCCGCCTTCGCGCAGCAGTACTTCGTGCCGGGGCGACTCTTCGGACTGAAGACGCACGGCTCAATGATCACCGCGAAGACGGGCACGGGCACCGCCTACTCCAGCTACATCACGAACTGGAGTCTCACCCTTATGCCGGGCGCTGCCCCGCTGCAGGTGCTGAACGGCTCCACGACGAACGTCAACGCTGGCGGCGTCGCCTACACGGGCGCGCTGGACGGCACCCTTGAGTTGACCATCGCATCGAACAGCGCCGCCACCAGCGCCTTCCCAGTCGGCGACATCGGCGCCACGAAGTTCGTGCAGGTGCAGGGCATTGACGCCAACGGCTACGGCTTCACCGCCAACGTGTGCGGCGTCGTCGAGAACGTCAGCGTCATCGGCTCGGAGAGCGACGGGCTCATCTTGAACACCGTGACCCTGCAGCTCGCCAGCAACGGCACGAAC